TGGATAAGACATACGAAGCAATCATTGCAGGGGCTAAGGCAGACGGGTCTTGGGATAAAAAATACCCCTACGAAGACGATGACATACAGGACTACAAGAAGCCGTGGGTAGGGCTGACGGATGAGGAGGTAGAACTCTACTGGGATTGGGAAGATTTTCAAACAGGGGCGGGTCGTTCAACCATATTTGAAATGGTCAGGGACATTGAAGCTAAATTAAGGAGCAAGAACACATGATTGAAGAAGACATCCATTCATGCAGCTACCACTGTGACAACCCTGCGTGCATCAAGGCGCAGCGGGACGAGTTGCTGAAAACGTTTGTCGCAGACACAGCAGACTTTGCTGTGAAAATGACCGAGCACTACTTTGACGGTTGGAACAAGGCACTGGACGAAGCCGCTGCACGCATCAGTGAAATCAAAGGATTCGGGCAGGCCACGCAGGACAGCTTTGCTGTATACATTAAAGGACTGAAGAAATGAACACTACCCCAGACTGGCTACACCCCATCACAGAACAAGACTGGGACAAACTTGATGCGCCCACAGACGGCGTTAACAGCGACTACGCTTGGTATCAAGCCAAAGTTTTGGCAGATAAGCTGGATACACTGAAGCACGATTTGCGCCACGCGATAGCCGTGTTGGAGGGAAGACGCACAGACAATCTGCGCGTGATTGGAGAGCTGCTGCGTGAGAACACAGCGCTCAAAGCTAAACTGAAGGAGAAAAGTGAATGACAACCGAGGTAATACTGGACTACGCCAAGCCGTGTATGGACGCGGAGAAGGCGCTCAAGGACGCACACAACGCTGTGCTTGAAGGTAACATGGAGCTGGCGATGACCAAGGCAATGGATGCCGTCATCTGCGCACGTCTGATGTACGGGGCGCTGCGCCATATGAAAGAGAAGCAGCGTGATTGAAGAGAAGCCGCCATACCCGAAATGCTTTGACAGCCAAGACCTCTTTGATGCATGGAAGAGCAACGCCCGCATTACGGGGCTTGGCAGCGCAGGATACTGTTCGGATTGCAACCCCAAGCACAAGGCAGAAATGCTGAAGGCAAAGCGATGTGAAAACCCGACTGTGATGTTTGAGCTAAACGCAGAGGGTGATACCGTTGGGTACATCCCCGAAGTTCGGCGCATCTCCATTCCGGTCACGGAGAACATCGTGCACAAGTGGCTGAAACCTGATGAGCCATCGTCAGTAAAGTACCTTGGCCTCACCAGCGCTTGGCATCCCGTGCCGGGCACATTCGACCGCATACCTTTACCAAAGAAAGAGAGTAAGAAGAAATGAACGCAAACGATATGCAAGTGGGTGGAACCCATTACAAAGACATGCCTGTGCAGCCGTGGGTAGTGATGGAGTCCGTGCTGACGCCGGAAGAATTCCGTGGCTTCCTCAAGGGCAACATCATAAAGTACAGCATGCGCCAAGGCCGCAAGGAAGGCAGCGATGACGCAGCCAAAGCATTCCACTATTTGCAGAAGCTGAACGAGATATTAGACAGGTAGGCGGGGTCATAGGGCACACCTGCAAGCCTAGTAGTTGTAAGCAGTGTGTTGGCAGTTCAGTCCCGTCTACCAAGATTGCTGGGCTGCTCTTTCCGTACAGCGAATCGAGGGGGCGCTGAAACTACTTTTCCCCCTCACCCATTTTTAAGGAGCCTACATGGCAGCAACACCAGAGAAACTAGTGAAGAACAAAATCAAAGTGATACTGCAAGACGGCGGCGCGTACTACGCCATGCCGATTGGTTCCGGGTACGGCAACGCGGGAGTCCCTGACTTCCTTGCGTGTGTGAACGGGCGCTTCCTAGCCGTGGAAGCCAAAGCAGGCAAGGGAAAAACCACAGCGCTACAAGACGCGCACTTAGAAAAAATAAAAGCTGCCGGAGGAGTATCAATGGTAGTGAACGAATTGAACTTAGACCAACTAAAGGAAACCATTAAATGCATGAACAAGAACTGACAGAGTGGGGACAGCAAGTGAGTGACCGAGTTGACGCGCTGCCGCAAGAGCGACGCATGATGCTTGCTAAGTACGTAGACATTTTGTCTCGCTGCATGGCAGCAGAAGACGGCTTCAAGGCTGTTTTGATTATTGAGCAAGGAGACACCGTGGCGTTGGGCGCGGTCAACGCAGATATGGCCGAGGCGCTGGGCATGGTGACCTTTGCATACGAACAGGTACACGACTCCCTTATGGAGGGTCGGCCACCCAAGGGGATGATGAATTGAGCGCCCCCTTCGACCAGATACTAACCATCGACTTTGAAACCTACTGGGACAGCAAAGAGTACACGTTGTCCAAGATGACAACCGAGGAGTACATACGTGACCCGCGCTTTACTGCATTCGGTGCTTGCATCCATGAATTTGGAACCGACCTACGAACTCAGTGGTATCGAGGAGATGAGCTTCATCGAGTCCTATCGACATACAACTGGGGGCGGACAGCAGTCTTGGCACATAACGCCCAATTCGACGTCTCCATACTCTCTTGGCGGTACGGCATCGAACCAGCCTTCATCTTCGATACGCTGTCAATGGGAAGAGCTTTACGCGGCGTGGAAGTTGGTAACTCCCTCGCGAAGCTGGCTAGCGACTTCGGACTTGAGCCTAAAGGCAAAGCTGTCCATAGCACAGACGGCTGCCAATCAATATCGGCGGAGGTTGAAGCAGAACTTGCCGAGTACTGCAAACACGACGTCTACCTTTGCGAAGAAATATTCAAGCGGTTTATTGAAGGGTATCCGAAAAGTGAGCTGAGGCTCATCGACATGACGCTGAAGATGTACACGAGGCCCCTGCTCGTGCTTGACCAGAACATGCTGGCCGAAGAGTTGATTGAGGAGCGTGACAACCGCGAAGCCCTGCTCAAGAAGCTCGACATTGACGAATCAACGCTGGCATCCAACCCGCAGTTTGCCCAGTTGCTGGAGTCCCTGCATGTGCCCCCGCCCATGAAGAAGAGCAAGACCACTGGCAAGCAGACCTACGCGCTGGCAAAGAACGACGCCATGTTCCAAGCCCTGCTCAACGGGGACAACGACGATGTGCGGCTGCTGTGTGAAGCGCGACTGAAGGTGAAATCCACGACCGAACGCACCCGTGCGCAGCGGTTCCTCGACATTAGCCAGCGCGGCACGCTGCCTGTACCCCTGAGCTACTACGGGGCACTGTCGGGGCGGTGGACGGCATCCAAGGGCAGCGCCATCAACATGCAGAACCTCAAGCGCGGGTCGTTCTTGCGCAAGGCCATCATGGCCCCCGAGGGGTATCAGATAGTGGTGGGCGACCTGTCCCAGATTGAGCCGCGTGTGTTGGCGTGGATGTCGGACTACACCGAGATGCTGGACATCTTCCGAGCCGGAGGCGACCCGTATGCTGCCTTCGGTGCGCAGATGTTCGGCATCCCCGGCATGACCAAGGACAGCCACCCCATCCACCGCCAGAGCGCGAAGTCCGCGTTGCTGGGGGCAGGGTATGGGCTGGGGTGGGCATCGTTCGCAGCGCAGCTTCTGGTGGGCTTCCTTGGGGCTCCTCCCCTGCGTTACACCAAGGCGGATGCGCGGCAGCTTGGCGTGTCCCAGCAGTTTGTCGAGCGCTTCGTGGATTGGGAGGACAACCTGACCAAGATGGCGGAAATCCCCCACACTTGCAGCGAAGGCGAATTGCTCATACACTGTGTCGTAGCGAAGAAAATCATCGACGTATACCGAGCCACGGCCCATCCGGTTACTAGCTTTTGGGACATGTGCAGCGGTCTTATCGAGACCTCCCTGTACGGTGGCAAGGAGCACACGCACAAGTGCTTGACCTTCCGCAAGGAAGAGATTGTGCTGCCCAACGGGATGCGCCTGCTGTATCCAAATTTGCGGCGTAAGAAGGACGAGGATGGCCGTAGCCAGTGGGTGTACGGCGAAGATGAAACCAAGCTGTACGCAGGCAAGGTCACGAACAACGTGACGCAGGCGGTGGCTAGGATTGTGATGACAGATGGTATGCTACGGGTGTCAAAAAGATACCCCGTGGTAGGGACGGTGCACGACGAGCTTTTGGCTGTCGCGCCCGACGAGGAAGCAAACAACGCTAAGACTTGGGTCTTGGCGCAAATGGTCATGGAGCCACGGTATATGCCGGGGATTCCACTTGGCGCTGACGGTGGCGTTCACCGTAGATATGGTTTAGCTAAAAACTAGGAGAAGTATGAAAACAAGTACACCGCCTTTAATACCCCGCCGCATCAGGGTGGGTAACAAACGGTACTCAATTGAAGTGGTAGAGGCACTGTTGGACAAGCGGCACATAGGCCGCATACAGTACGATGAACAGCGCATTCAAATCGGCATGCGCAACGGCAACACAAACCGCAAACTGGCTGCGGCGGATGTCCGGGATTCGTTCTGGCATGAGCTGGTGCATGCAGTTCTTTACGACATGGGACGGCACAGTCTCAATCGTGATGAAGCGTTTGTCATTGGTTTTGCCAGCCGCTTATCCAAAGCAGTTGACTCAGCGAGGTTCTGATGGTCAACGTCACATGGTCGCACTCAGGCTTGAAAGCCTATGAGCAATGCCCCCGCCAGTACTACGAAGTAACGGTGCTCAAAAGTTTTCCTAAGTCCGACACAGTGGCAACGCTGTACGGCAAGGAGCTGCACACCGCTGCGGAGGAATACATCCGGGACAACAAGGCGCTGCCAAAGCAGTTCGAGTTCATGCAGCCAATGCTTGATGCGTTGATTGCCAAGCCCGGACGCAAGCTGTGCGAACATGAGATGGCGCTGACCAAGGAATTGAAGCCCTGCGACTTCAACGACCCCAATCGGTGGGTGCGCGGGATTGCTGACCTCATCATTCTCAACGACGAGAACCTGACAGCAAGGGTGATTGACTACAAGTCCGGCAACAACAAGTACCCCGACAGGGAGCAGCTCAAGTTGATGGCCTTGATGATATTCGCCCACTTCCCACACATCCGCAAAGTGAGTGGGGCGCTGCTGTTCGTAGTGAAGAACGACATGGTGCGCCAAGACCTGACCATCGACCGGGCCGAGTCCGAGTGGTGGAACTATCGCCAGCGCGTAGCGCGTATCGAGAAAGCACACGAGACAGGCGTGTGGAACCCCAACCCAACCCCTCTGTGTGGTTGGTGTCCTGTAGTGAAGTGTCTGCATAACCCCAAGCATTGAAAGGACGTAACGTGGCAACCCGTGACTACAAAAAGGAATACCAGCAAGACCTCAAGACCGGCAAGTCCGGGCCGGGGTCAGACCAACATGAGCGCCAACGTGCGCGGCGGGCATACGATGCCAAAGGCATCGACCGTGCAGGCAAGGACATCGACCACATCAAGCCGTTGCGCAAAGGCGGCAAGTCCACACCGGGCAATTTGCGGTTGCGCAGCAAGTCAGCGAATCAAGGCGACAACAAATAATTACACGAGAAGCAAATGGAAATCATTGACGACAGAGCCCTCCTCTTAAAGACAAGAAACCCCCACAAGTACGCCATCATCCCGAAGCACAAGGTCGTTAGCGAAAACAACGGCACGTACGAGTTATTGGTGCACTGGGGATTAGAGGAAACGCAGGTGCTGCGCAACCTTGGCGTAAAGAACGTGCCTTCACCCATCGTTCGGCGGTACAACTGGCCCGGCAAGTACAAGCCGATGGCGCATCAGATGCAAACGGCAGAGTTCCTGACGCTGCACCGCAGGGCGTTTGTATTCAGCGAACCGGGCACAGGCAAGACGTTGAGCGCTTTGTGGGCCGCAGACTACCTGATGAACATCAAGCATGTTCGCCGTGTGTTGATTCTGTGCCCGCTGTCCATCATGCACAGCGCGTGGTTGGGCGACTTGAGCAACAGCGTCATCCACAGGTCAGCAGTTGTGGCCCATCACGCGCAGTCGTCGCGGCGTATCGAGATGGTGCAGGAGGACTATGAGTTCGTCATCGCCAACTATGACGGGCTGAATTTGATTGCCAACGAAATCATCAACGATGGGCGTTTTGACTTGGTGATTGTCGATGAGGCGAACGCCTACAAGACCCCGACTACCAATCGCTGGAAGGCACTCAAAGCCATACTCAAACCGGAGACTAGGCTGTGGATGATGACGGGCACACCCGCTTCGCAGTCGCCTGTGGATGCATACGGCCTTGCCAAGCTGGTCAACCCCGGCGGTGTGCCTAATTTTTATACAGCGTGGCGGGACAAGGTCATGCTCAAAGCCACCATGTTCAAGTGGGTTCCCAAGCCGGAGGCCAAGGCGCTGGTGCTGGAGGCGCTACAGCCCGCCATACGCTTCACAAAAGAGCAGTGCCTAGACCTACCCCCAGTGATGACGATGACGCGCACAGTGGCCCTTACGCCGCAGCAAATCAAGTACTACAACGCGCTCAAAGACCAGCTCATGGTGCAGGCTGCGGGTGAGACCATCACGGCAGTCAACGCGGCAGCAGGCGTCAGCAAGCTGCTGCAAATCAGTTGCGGCGCTGTGTACACCGACGACAAAGACGTAGTGGAGTTCGATGCTACGCCACGACTCAACGAGCTGAACGCCATACTGGGGGAGACCGAGCGCAAGGTACTGGTGTTCGCCCTATTCCGCAGCAGCATCGACACCATCCACACGCACCTGACCAAGCACAACATCAGCGCGGAGTGCATTCACGGTGGGGTTTCCCCTACCAAGCGGGCTGATATTATTCGTCGCTTCCAGCACGAGCCCAGCCCCCGCGTTCTTGTCATGCAGCCCCAAGCAACCGCCCACGGGATAACTTTGACTGCCGCTGATACCGTGGTGTTTTTCGGGCCGTTGATGAGTGTTGAGCAGTACATCCAGTGCATTGCGCGGGCTGACCGCAAGGGGCAGAGCGCCGCCAAGGTGTCGGTCTACCACATTGAGAGCAGCCCGATTGAGAAGAAGATGTTCAGTGCGTTGGTCTCAAAGGTGGACGACAACTTCCTTTTGACCGACATGTTCAAAACCGCAATAAGTAGTTAAGAAAGGGGGTTGCAGACGCTAAAAAATCGTGTACACTTGTCAAACACTAGACACAACAACAGGAGAAGTAAGTGAGTGAAGAAGCCATCCCGATAGATAAGCTGACGAAGATTTACCGCAAAATCAAAGCGCAAATCGACTATCTAACAGCAGAGTACGACACGAAAGTGGAAGCACTCAAGGCATCGCAAGACGAGATTAAGTTTGCGATTAAAGACCAGATGAAAGCCCTTGGCGTTTCATCTGTGAAAACCGAGTTTGGCACTGTCTCAATGGCCAACAAGACGCGGTACTCCACCCAAGACTGGGACTCGTTCAAGCAATTCATTATTGCGCACGATGTCGTGGACTTGCTGGAGAAGCGTATTGCCCAGACGAACATGGCCAAATTTTTAGAAGACAACCCCGGTGTTGTTCCCCCCGGTCTCAACGCGTTCAGCGACTTTGAGATTCGTATTACCAAACCACGTTAAGAGAGAAACCATGAGCAACCTTGCTACATTCAACCCTTCCAAAGTTCCAGCCTTTGCACGCAACAACGTGCTGTCGGAAAACGCCCGCGCTCTGGCTGGCAGCGCCAATGTCGGTGGCGGCAAGCGCATCTCCATCAAAGGTGGTGTGTTCCGTCTGTTGAGCGAAGGCAAAGAAGTCGCCAGCATTGATGAGCGCCACTTGGATGTCATCATCGTCAAGGCCGCACCGAAGGTGAGCCGCCAGTACTATGCAGACGCCTATAACCCCGATGCTGCCGCATCCGCACCCGACTGCACTTCGGCTGATGGTGAGACCTATGACTTCAGCTCCAAAGCCCCGCAGTCGCCAAGCTGCGCTACCTGCCCACAGAACGTGGCGGGTTCGGGTAACGGCAACAGCCGCGCATGCAAGTACCAGCACAAGCTGGCCGTAGTGTTGGAGAGCGACCCCGAGGGAGACGTGATGCAGCTTATCCTGCCCGCAGGTTCTATCTTCGGCAAGGCTGAAGGCGACAAGCGCCCGCTGCAAGCGTACGCCCGCTACTTGGCTTCGCAGAACCCGCCCATCAACCCCGAGCAGATTGTGACCCGCATGAAGTTCGATACGAGCCAAGAATCCCCCACGCTGGTGTTCCAGCCTGCTCGTTGGTTGACCGATGACGAGTACGAGATTTCCTTGAGCCAAGGCAAGACTGCCGATGCTGAGCGTGCTGTTGGCGCAAGCGCTGCCGCTACCGATGGTGCAGCCCCCATCAAGCTGGCGGGCAAACCGCCTGCCAAGGCAAAGGCCCCAGTGGTCGAGGAGGAAGAAGAAGCCCCCGCACCCAAGGCTACCCGCGCCAAAGCCAAGCCCACCGAGGTGGTGGAGGAAGACGAGTCCGAGCCTGAAGTGCGCAAGGCTACCCCCGCCGCGTCTTCTGTGCCGGTTAAATCCAGCAAGCTGGCCAGCATCGTGTCTGATTGGGACGACGAGTAATTTTTAGGGGGGAAAGCGGATGCTGTAGTTGCAGTCGCCTCGACTAGTACGCATGTCGTGCCGTTCAAAGCTAGTCCGCTACAGACGCAGCGAGTACCCCCACCTATAACTATGGCTTATTCACCAAAAATTAAGGAGCTTGTGGCTTCGTCCCCCAAGACGCTGGGCAACCAGCTTGGGCGGTGGGCAATCCACTTAAACTTCCCTGTTGCGAAGATTGCGTATGCGCTGGGCGTGACGCGTCAGACTGTCTACAACTGGTTTGAAGGGCGGGAGATTTTTCCTGCTTACCAGACTCGTGTCGAATTCCTTTTATCAATAATGCGGTCTTCCAAAACGGCAGACCAAGCATGGAGAACAATATGCAAAGAGTACAACTTGAAGCCCTGAAACCCAGCATGCTGACTGACGAAGAATTTGCCAAATACGTCACGCTGCATACGCCCGAGCAGTTGCCTATGTCGTGGGTAGCTGAAGTAGTGGAGCGCTTCGTTGCGAAGCTGCGTACCGTGGAGGCACTGGAGAACACAATTGCCGCACTGGAAGACGAACTGTTTGTCCACTCGACTACCGCCGAATAACCCAACCCAAGGATTTCTATGGACGCGCTTGCTTTCATGGCGGCAGTCCTGCCACCTCCGGGTAATGGGCGTTACTGCGTGGTAGAACTGACAAACAAAAAAGAGCACGTATTTGTAAAGGACATCGAAGACACAGGAGCAACCCTTGAGCGCTGGCGCAAGCAAGACTGCGACATCTACTTTGCACTGGGCACGTTTGGCAGCGAGAACAAACGCGTTGCCGCCAACAGCCAGATGGTCAAGTGCATTGCGATTGACGTTGACTGCAACCATCCGCGTGACATCCCGGACGAGAACGGTGTAGTCACACCCAAGGCATACCCCGCTGCGCGAGTGGCGGCACAGGCCATACTGGACTTCTGTCAGGCTACGGGTTTAGCGGGGCTTGGTGAACCGTGGATGGTGGCATCGGGCGGTGGTGTGCATGCATACTGGCCTTTGACAGAAGCTGTCAGCGTTGCCGACTGGAAGCCGGTAGCTGAAGCCTTCAAGCGCCTGTGCGTACTGCACAAGCTGCACATCGACATGACGGTGACTGCGGATGCCTCAAGGGTGCTGCGGGTTCCTGATACCGTGAACAACGGGGTCAAGGGTAAGAAGCGTGTGCGGGAGCGCACCAACGTCCGGTTCATGCACGAGGGCAGCTACTTTGATATTGAGGACATCAGCGCCTTGGTGCACAAGGGCTTGGTCGGTACAGCGCTAGAGGTTAAGGCGTCGAAGGCGGCGAAGCCGTCCAACACGCTGGCACTACCTGGCACACGCCCAACGGCAAGCGTAGCGGCGCAGCCCATCACGCTGTACCCCAACAGCAGTACCAAGTTCGGCAACATCTTCAAGGCGACCAAGAAGGGCAACGGCTGCGGGCAGCTTGCGCACTACATCGAGAACGCAGACCAAGACGGTATGGAGCCGCTGTGGCGAGGGCTGTTGAGTATTGCGCAGAAGTGTGATGACGGGAACAAGGCGGCCACATGGCTAAGCGGATTGCACCCATACAGCGAAGAGCGGATGCAGCAGAAGCTGGCGGAAATAAAGGGGCCATACCCCTGCACCAAGTTTGACTCGGAGAATCCCGGCGTGTGCACAGCGTGCAAGCACTGGGGCAACATCACCAATCCGTTGGCCCTTGGGCGGGAGTACAGCACTGAGACCGCCGTCAAAGAAATTGACGTGGTTATCCCCAACGCCTCGACAGACCCCCGCAAGATTCTGCGGCCTGAAGCCCCCCGTGGCTATGCCTATGGACGGGATGGGGGCGTATTCATTGAGAAGGATGATGAAGACGCAGAAGGCAACAAGGTCAAGCGCCAGATACTGCTGGTTCCATACGACCTGTTCCCCTTGGACATCCTGAACAACAACGGTGAACACACCATCCACATGCTGGCGCTGCGCCCTGAAGGGACACAGACCGTCACGCTGCCGCAGAAATCGGTGGTAAGTAAGGACGACACCCTCAAGAGCCTTGCCCAGCAGAACATACTTGCCGCTTTTGGCGCAGGTAACGACAAGAACCTTTTTGATTACATACGAGCGAGTGTAGAAAAAATGAGCATTGAAAAAAACCCCGTCAAAGTACCCGGCAATTCAGGCTGGCAAGCCGATGACACGTTTGTGTACGGCGGCAAAATTTACTCTACTGCTGAGCCGTTGACCGTTCCGATGCTGGGCATGGAGAACATCGTCAACAACACCCAGCCCAAGGGCACGCTGGACGGCTGGAAAAACGTCATCAACCTGTTCATCCGCAAGAAGATGTACGACCACTTGGCAATCATCCTGTTCAGCGCTGGCGCTCCGCTGATGCGGTTTACGGGAATCTACGGGCTGACCATTCACTGCGGCTCAACCGAGTCAGGCACAGGCAAGTCGTTGGCGCTGGAGGGCGCGGCATCTATCTGGGGGCATCCGGTGCACTACCGCACAGGCAAGAGCACATCCCCGGTTGCCATGCAGCAGCGCTTGGGCTTGCTCAACAGCATGCCCTTGATTACGGATGAGATTACCAGCAAGAACCGAGCGTCTCCTGAGTGGTTGCCCGAGTTTCTGCTGGACATGACCGAGGGGCGCGGCAAGGAGCGTATGGAGTCCGGCTCCAACAAGGAGCGGCTGAATCTGTCCACATGGATGTCGATGGCGCTGATGTCATCCAACACCCACGTTGTTGACATGCTGACCGGGGCACGCAAGCATGCTGCCGAGGGTGAGCTGCGCCGCCTGCTGGACTTTGTGCTGGATGCGGAGCTGTCTTGGGAACCGCACGAGGTGGAAATTATCAAGAGCTTGGG